CATTGCTTCATTAACTTTCTCTATAACTCTGATTTCTTCTTCTATTTCTTCAAATGTTGGATTAGGCTCTATATACAATTCTTCTTGAATCGGATTTTTAGAACTTGTCTGTTCTACATTAAACCCTCATAAGATTTCTTAGAAAGCTGATTCACTTTCTCTCTTAGCTCTATTATCTCTGCATCCCATGAATCACAATATCATGTCATTCATTTTAGGAATTTAGCACTATCTGCTATTCATAAGTTGTCAGCACATTCAGCTTTTAAGTCTCTTAGTGAATCCATTTTATCTACTAGCTGTCAAAGTGTTTCAGGCTTATTTATTTCTTCTTCTGCTGTCTTGTTCGCTCATGCCGTATAAGCAGTCAATAGAATTAAAACAGCAACGATAGTAATTAGGATTACTCATAATAATTTGATAATTCTTTTTGTCATGTTTGTGTTTTAAGAATAAAAGGTTGGAGTATGCAAGATTTAAGAAGAATGTTTTTCTGATTAGTTCCACCTTTCTTTTTTATGGCATGGATTCCATAACTAACATACTCAGATATTTTTAAGTCTTTGGTTGACTATGCTGGTATCATCGTGTTGGCGACTCGGTCTACATTACCTCTCTAGTCTTTTTATCTAAGCTCTGTAAGTCTATCTTTCTTTGCTTTAGATGTTCTAGGTATAGTTTACAATGTTCGGCTACCTTTTTGTCTGCTGGTAGTCTATCATAAGTCTTCCTAGCTTTCTCTTTAGAGAGTTTGTTTATATCCAGATCGGAGTAGGAGTTCAGTCAGTCTTTTTTATTTTTTTTAAGTCTGATATATTCAGCACTCTCTATTCAGTCTAGGTTTATCTCATTTTCTGCATTTTGGTCATCTATCTGAGTATAGAACAGTAGTAAGTCAGGGATAAATTCCATAATGTCTTCTACTGTTCCTACTCTCAATAGATGGTCTGCTTTATTTAGTATATCGCTCATGCTTTTTAGAATAATGTATCTGAAGTTTCTTCTTTAAGAGCATCTTGGTAAGCTCTTCTTAGCTGTCATTCTTGTATTTCATCTAGTTCAAGATGTTTCTTTACTTGAGCAATGAAATCATCTTCATCTAAGCAGTCTCTCATGAATTTAGTATTAGTCAATGCTCTTTGGAATGGAGACTGTGCTTTTTGAGTTTTAGCTGTATTTTCTGCTTTGTTTATCTCATCTACTGAAGCAATAGAGTCAATAACTCAGATTCACATGAAAGCTAAAGCTCTTCCTACTGCTGATGTTTCAGCATTCTCTAGAGCAGATGTTTTATTTATAAACCCATCTCCCCATGTAGCTTGTGAATATCATGTAAATATTCTGCTAGGTTTATCACAGTCAGGACATACAACTGCTTTGATAATTTCTTTATCTCCTACAGTTTCTCTTACTGTTTGAATACATCCATTAGGATAATTCTGATTAAAGTATAGCACTCTATCTGATACTAAGACATATTTCTTTCATTTTATGTCTATTGCTTTGTCTTTTAGTTCTGTCATTGTTGAATCTTTTTAAGGTGTAAAGCTATAAGTTTATTAGTCTTTGCTAATTGTTGGAGCTTAAACATTCTCCTAGCTTGGATTTCTTCAAGCTGTCTTTTGTGTTCATGTGTTTCCATCTCTGTAAATTTAGAAAGGTAAATCTACATATTCTTCTTCATCCTCTGAATCTTCAGATTCAGCTATTTTCTTTTCTTCAAGCTCTATCTCAGCTTGTTTTTCTTCATAATACTCCTTTAGCTCTTCAGGAGTGTATTCTGATAATGATTTTCAGAACATACATGATACTAAATACTCAGCATCTGTTTGGTTATTGTTTGCCATTGTTTAGTCTATTAATAAGTTAAATTACATCTCCATAGGTTATAATTGATTAGCCATAGGTTTTTGATTTTTAGCATTCTTCAGTATTTCTGATAATGCTTTCTGATTACTGCATCCATTTTCTTTCCTGCATTCTCTCTAGAACTAGCTAGAAAGTCATAAGTCTCTAAGTATTCTTGCATTAGAATGGTTTACTAGGTAAATCTTTGATTAACATAATGTCAGATATTTGTAGCAACTCTATATCTCAGATTCTTCAGTCTCTACATTTCTGTACTGATACTGTGATTCTATCTCAAGTCTCATCTGCTTTATCAAGTATCCATACCATGTCAGCATCTTGTTCTATACTTCAGGATCATCTTAATTGACTAGCTTTTTTAACTGCTGTTTTATCTGATTCTCTATTCAGCTGACTAAGTTCTACTATCGTAATTCATAACTGTAGAGCTAATTGCTTTAGTCTTTGAGACATATCTGTAAGAGCTTCTATTGGATTTCATTTTATACTAGGATTTCTAATAAGCTGTAAATAATCTAGGTAGAATATTGATACTCAGTATTTATGTTTCAGTTTTCTTATCTCTCTTTCTATTTCTCCTATCGTGTGTAAGTTATCATATATCCATAAATTCTCTAACTGATCTCATAACTTTGTAAATCATTTCCCTACTCTTTCTCATACTTCTCATTCAGCTTTTGATTTTAATTTCCATACTCATACTCAGCTATTCATTGCTAGTAGTCTTCTCAATACTTGTTTATTATCCATCTCTAAGCTAAACAATGCTACTTTTTCTCATGCTGCTATGTTGTTGTTTATAAGGTTTATAGCGAACATAGATTTTCATACTCATGGTCTAGCTCAGATTACAATTACTTGGTTTCATTCAAATCATCCTATCATACTATCAAGCTGTGAGTATCAAGTTTTTATAATCTTCACTTCTCTCTCTCATGTAATTTCTTCATACAATTCCATTAAAGCTCATTTTAAGTCTTGTTTTATTTCTCATTCAGATTTCATATTCGTTATTTCTTCGTATATATCTGTAATAGAAGCTCATGATTTGATTTTAAGTGATAAATTATAAATCTGATTCTCTAATTTGTTTCTTGCTATTATCTCCTTTAGTGTCTCTACAAATGTTTCAAAGTCTGACTGATTACAAGTAATTATCTCTGTGGTTATATCTCGTATATCTTCTATAGATACATTCTGACATTTAGTAGCTAATACTGTTGGATCTGATGTTCAGCTTTCTTTCATTGCTTGGATAAGCTCTCTATGATTTGCTGTAAAGTCTTCTAATGGTATATCTAAGAAGTCTATAAGTCCATCATAATCCATAAGTAATCATGCTATAATCTGTCTCTCTAGCTTTACCTTTTCGGCTCATCTATCTTTCATTTTGTTTTAGGTTAAGAGCTAAAGGTCTATATCGTATATTCCATCTTCTCTCCTCGTTGTGTTGGTAGTTTGTTGTGGTATCTCCTTAATGTTGTCTTTTGCCATCCATTTCTGTAAAGCTAAGTTGTAGTCTTTGTATTGTTTATTGTGTTCTACACAGTAAGAATCCATAAATGCAATGTATTTAGCGATAGTAGATTCTCAGAATTTTTGGGCGAGTCTATCATATTCAGCTTGAGTTAACTCTACCATAGTACCAAAGAATTTTTTAATAGGAGTGGTGGTTTCTTCTTTATACATTTCTTCTTCTATTCTATTTCTATTCTTATTCTTATTCGTTCCATTTGTTCCATTTTGTTCCATTTGTTCCACTCCCTTTTTTTGTGCTTTATCATTGCTTTTTCGTTTCTCATCTCATTCTGTGTATTGATTTCATACATGACTACTTCATGCTGTGCTTCTCTTTTTTGAAATCTGTTTACTCCTATTCAATATGAACTTAACATTTACAAAGTCTCTTTTGAATTTCTGAGGAGGCTCTTTACCATATAATCCAAATTCCATTATAGACTGCCATAATTCAGCTCTTTCTTCTGCTGTCTCACATTCCATTCACATCTCATAGAACACAGATCATCGGAACATTTTTGAATCTTCCATGCTTTCTAGTTGCTATGAGTTAAAAGTCATCAGGTCTTTCTATGAAATCTTTTAAGTCTTCATAGGATGGTTGGTATCAACTACCTCAAATCCTTGTTTCTTTCTTCTCTGTAAATCTGCTGTTGTATTTGCTAGTGAATGGGAATGTAATTTTATTTATTCTGTCCATCCATTCTGTTTTGTCTGAGTTTTTAATTATGAACTCAATAACATCTTCTAATTTAATCATCATCTTCATCTGTGTGGTAGGAAATAAAACTTAATTCGCTAAAATAAAATGGGATTTGGGGATGGCATCTCATACAGGTATTAGCTTAAAGTCTTTGTAAGCTGTCCTGTAGAATGCCCCCTTTATCTTTACTATCTCTAGGATTTCTCAGTTCAGAAATCCATAATAGTTCTTCCCATTCCCTTTTGATACAAGTGTAATCATGTTTCTTTTGGGGTAATGAAATAAAAAGATTTATTCAGTAGCTCATGAATAGTCTTCTTATTTCTCATGCTAGAGGTCTAATAAAAAAGCACCTATTCATATTGTACTGTAGGGGGTTACAATTCCTACAGCACTATATGACTAAGTGCTGTTGTAACCCTAACCATTATATCTTGTGTAGTAGAGCCTTATTTGTGTGGTAAACTCTAGATATAATGTAGCAATATCAGGTGGCTAAGTAATTTCCTCTACTTTGATGCGATAGGTTTATCCAATCGCACTTTTTTGATAGAAATTAACTTTTCATTACTTGGTAGCAACTCTGTGCCAACTGTGAGGATCATCTCCTCCATTGCTGATATAAGTATAACCATAATTTTTTATTTTGCAAATCTTTTTACACTTTTTTTTATATAAAAAAATTATAGCTAGTTATTCACTAGCATTTCATGATTGACTTTCAGATTTATTTTTAATAATTTAGACTAAATTGTAATTTTTTTAGCTCTGAATTATCTACTCATAGATAAATCTGAGTAGTAGTAATTTTGGAATGTCCCATTAGTGTAGCAACATTAAAGATATTAGCTCATGGAATATGCAATAAATCAGTAGCAAAAGTATGCCTGAATTTGTGAGCATGAACATGGAATCAGACTTTTTTACTTATCTTATTAAAGATAGTCCTTATATATCATTCTCTTATATGTCAGTCTTTAGTAGAATCAAATAAGTATTCAGATTCTCTTTTCCTTTCTTCTAGGTATTCTTCTATCATTTCCAATAATTCAGGTCTGAGATATACAGTTCTTAGTTTCCCCCCTTTCCCTACTATCTGTAAATTTTCTCAGATTTCACTTACTTTAATCTTTGCTAATTCATGGCATCTTAATCAAGTCTGTAGGAACATATAAGTCAGTAATCTATTTCTTAGCTTTACAATACTCCCCTTTCCTATTCATTCATTTACAGCATCTAAGATCAGATTTTTTTCTTTATCATTAAAAAATCAAATCTGTTTCTGTGGCTCTTTTACATAACTAATTCTCCTACTATCTAAAACATTAAGCTCTAGTATATTTCTCATGTATCTGAGTATTCCCTTTATTCCATCTAATACAGCATTACAGGATCATTCACATAATCAAGATTTCCTAAGATAAGCAATAAAATCTAGGATATCAGTCAGCTTTATTTCTTCTGCATTATCTAGTGTTTTTCAGATAGAAAGTAAGTAAGTCTGAAATTTATTCAATTCTTTTCTGTAGTTTATAACAGTATTTATAGAATAGCATCTAGTATATTGAATATAATCTAAATATTTTTTTATCATTTGAATTTAATAAAAAAGTAAAATCATTATAATAGACTCTACTTTTTTTCTCCCACACAATTATATATTTTATAAATAAGTCAATATCTACTTACAAGGTAAAATCTGAATTTTATGATAACTAAAAATTATCAGTCAGATTTCTATTTTTCTCTTTAGTAAAAAAGTGTTGAAAAGTAATTTTTCAGGAGTATAATTGTAGTAGTGGTAAACAATGTAAGTAGAGCCTTGATTTATATCAAGGCATTTTGGCTTATGGTAAAAAAAGCAAAAAAAACAAAAACACCATCAAGATCAAAGCTAGTAAAGAAAGCTGATTCAGTTTTTTCTACCTTTATCAGACTAAGAGATTCAGACAAAAAGTGATATGTAAAATGTCCTTTATGCTGATGGAAATGATATTGGAAATTAGCTCAGAATATGCACTTTATTACTAGATCATGTTGGTATTATAGATATAATGAAGATAACTGCCATGCTGGATGCATGAGATGTAATGTAATCCTAAACTGAAACTATATAGAATACACAAGATATATGCAGAATAGATATGGTATATCTGCAGTAGATGAAATGAGAGCAAACTCTAAAAAGATTTTCAAGCTATCTACTACTGAATTAGAGAATATCATAGAAAAATACACAAACAAAATCCAAAAATATGTGGATAAGCTGACCTAAAAGTCAGATTTTTTATTTACTAAACAAAAAAGCATGAAGACTATCAGCGACTGAGAGAGACTAACCCAACTCTCACTAAACAAAAAGATTCAAGAATTAAAACAAAAAGAAAAAGAAATACAAGAATTAGAGAATACAATAGAAGCTCTGAATAGCAGACTAGAGGAGAATAAGGAGACAATAAACTTACTTTGCAGACAGATTTCTTCTTTAGTTTGTAACCAACATATCCACCATGCCTAACTTCCAAAGATGAGACTTAAAGTATTACTATCAAATCCATTG